CGTTACCCTTTACTAAAGCATCCCAAGAATCCAACACAAGCATTTGCTTTTGAGGATTAAGATTTCCATAAGATTTTAACAAGTTATAAATCATCTCTTCACCTTCTTTAGCTTCTCTGATTGTCTTTTTATCAGGGCGTACACTTTCAGCCCAATGGCTTGTCTTAGAGTCTATAAGAGTTACATCTTCTGACCATACAGTTCTTGCAAAGCTATCAATATACTGCTTTTTACCTGTAGCAGATTCTCTTGATTTGTTAGATACCCAAATAGAAAATTTACCTTTAAGTTCTGTATTAAACTGAGGATGATTAACATACCAGAAATCTAGACGAGTGTTTTCTTCTCCTACATACTGAGGCTCTTTAACATCCTCAGAGTTTAAAATAGACTTTAATTTGTCAACGTTTGGGTTAACAGCAATGATTTGAATTGGTGCGAATCCTGTGTAAAGGGTTCTTGAAACTGCTTCTCTTTGTTCTAAATTACTTAAATTCATGATTTTTAATTTTTAATTTTTAATTAGTTGTTATTTTTATTTGTTACTTTTTTCTTTTTTAGGTTCTACAACATCATCGTTATAGTACGCATCTATAATGTCTACTACCTTTTGTAGATCATTGTCAATAAGAATTTCTTCAAACATTCCCATAGGTGATTTTGCAGGATAATTTCTCCAACGATTAGTTACAAAATGATAATTAGCAACTTCATTTCTATCCTCATCTACGTGAGTATAAAGTGCTATAGTAAATAATCCTTCTAATACAACCTGGTTGTCTAACATTTTACCAATGGTCTTAATTTTTTGACCAACAATTTTGCCCTCATCCTCTATGTTTTCTGAATGAGTTAAATAAAATACTTTAAGATCGTTTCTCAACCTTCTAGCAGTAGTAAGCATGTTAGTTACATCTTTTGCAAGATTCGTAAACTTAGAATAGCCTACCTCATTTGCTTTTTTCATCATCAAAAAAGACATTGAATAGATTGCATCATCCATAATAATGTTTTTGATGTGAGGAGCTTTCTCGTTAATACTACCTAACAAAGCTGTAATCTGCTGAAGATCATCTACTTCCATGTAGTTTTTTCTTTCTTTGTTGTACATTTTTTCTGCACCTCTAAATGGAAGTTCTTTACGAGCTACATTGATAATAAAAGTTTCATCTGGATTCAACGATTTAATTGATGTTGATTTACCTGAGCCACTAGGGCCTACAATTGCAATTAATTTACTTGACATATTTTTTATTTTTATTTATTTTATTCATTATAATAATCCCAGCCAAAGAATGCTGTGAACTTTCTTGCCATATCTTCTTGATCATCGGCTTTTAATCCCCAACCTTTTAATTCTTCCATCGCTTCAGGATTTTCTTCTAAAAATTTAGTTAACCAAGTTTTAAACTGTATACCTTCGTCAACGCTCCATTTGTACTTTTCATACCAATCTTCCTTAAAGAAATTAACATTTGAGCTATTTATATTTACTCTTTTGCATAGCTCATCAAAAATTTTCTTACTTATCTTCATTACTTTACTTTCTGTATTTTTCATAATAACCTTTTGTAGGATTTGCCATTTCTTCTGGTCTAGGAAGTTCTTCATATACTCCAGCAGCACCATTAAAATGCAAACCAATAGATGCATTTTCAAGACCATAATGTCTATCTTTTAAGACACTAAGAGATCTATATTTAGAACCTAAAATAGCAATATCATAATTATTATGAGTCTCGATATTATATCTACTAGGATTAAATAAACCTAGAATCACTTCGTAATCTTGTTGTACACCTTTATTTAAGTGTAACTCTTCTAATGATGGCTCTAATTTACTTTCAACTAAAGACCCCTTACTTGTGTATTGTGCTTTTTCTGAAGCTGGAGTTTGTTGATGTACAATTATGTTAGCCATTTTAAATTTTTTTGAAAATAATTCTAGAGTAATATCTTTGACCATGTAATCAATTGTCTCATAACTAGATAGTCTTTTCTTCGTTGCAGACATAAACTCGTTGGACAATAAACTAATATGATCTAATACAAAAAATACCCACGTATCATCAGACTTATATCTATATCCTACAGGCACACGATTACCATCTTGCTCAACCGTGACGTATTCCCCAATTGTCGGGCTGTCAAAATAGTTTTTAATGTATTTTTTAATGCCTGTAGGATTTCTGATATAGTCAATCACCTCCACATAGTCTTGCAAGATTCTAATAAACTTTTCTGCTTCTTTTACTTTTTGAAAAGTTTCATTGTTCACTGTGTAAGACCCTATAGATTTTAACTCTGATACACTTATAGACTCTTTATATTTAAGAGCTATATACATAGAAATAAAGGATAGCCAAAAGTCAGTTTCGCTTTCTTCTAGAGCGAAATAAAATATTTTAGGTTTTAAAGTGCTATTCTGAACTTGCTTAAATACGTTAAATACAGTCATGTACTTAACAAACTTAGTCTTACCTACACCTGAACCAGCTGTTATAGCTGTAATAGATCCTTTTGTAAATCCGCCATATTTTTGCGCTAATCTACTAAAAGGAGGCAAAATAGAAGTAATTCCACCTTGCTCTTTAAGATTTTTATTATTTTCAATAGTAGATAAGATCTCTTCAAAAGTCATCATAAGAACTAATTCTATAATATAGTACGAGAATCATAACCTCCGCTACTACCATTTTCACGAAACTGTTCACAGTAGTTAGCTAGATCACTTTGATTAACTCCATCTACTTTTTTATAGATGAAGTAACCACACCCTCTTACATAATTTATAGAACCATTCTTTTTTAGAGTATTGATGTAAAGATCAGTCGCAGATAAGATCTCGTCTTTTCCATAATCATATTCTTCTAAAAACATATTCATTTTTCTGGTGACTGTTTTAATATCAGTAGTCTTACCAGTAACTCCAAGGTTCTTAGAAGAAAACTTATTTCTAAAAGAATCAATCCAATTTATTGGTGCATCATAGTCTACTTTCTTTTTACTTTTTAACTTAGGAGAATCTAAATCTTCTAGTTCTTTAGTATCTTTTACTAACTTTCCTACTATTTCTACTTGCTCTTTTCCCATATAAGAAAAAACATCAGGATGCCAAACGTACCTAGAATTAGAATAAATCAGTAAACCTTGTTTAATCCACTCGTCAATCATTTCATGGGATTCACACATTTCCCAGAGTATTTCATAAAAGTTTTTTTTCATAATCTTCTTCCTTCAATAAATTAACCTTGTTTTCTCCCAGTTTTTCTGAGTCATTTTCAGAAATGGGGGTAACAAATATAGAGGAATTTTTGGATAACTCATACTCTTCATATTGTTTTTTAATATGAAAATAATAATCTGTACTATTCAAAGATTCCCCATACATTTCTACCTCAAAATTTTCCTTAGTCTTTGACATCTTCTTTCACTTCATCTACATCATCTAACAGATTTAAGTTTTTCATATTCTCTTTACTTTCTCTTAAATACTCAACTAGAGTTTCATTAGCGGTTATTTTTTCTATTTTAAAAAACTTATTCATAGGTAGATGTTTAAAGTCTTCTTTAATCTCTTTCTCGAAATAGTCTATGTGACGTTTTTCTAGTCTTTTGATAGAACCTAAAAGCTGAATATAGTCACTATAATGAAAAACATAAGTAAAGAAATAGTCTTTACAGTACCTAGGTATTAAAGCATCTAAACTACTTCTAAAACTTTTAAAACTGATATTATTAAAAACTTTAGAATATCTCATTTTACTAGAATTGTTGTTAATCAACATTATTAACTCAAATAACTTTTTATCATAATTGAGATTAGTAAGTGTTTCCATTGCTAATTCTACAGAAGCATCGTCAGATTTAAGCATTTGATCTAATCTTTTTAGCATTTTATCATCCAATTCTACTTCACCTGTAATTTGTCTTAAGATACAATCAGAAGAAGTTATCGTAATATTACAAGTTGATAAGTATGCTAGTTTTTCTATAATCTCTGTTTGAGTTGAATTAAGACTTTCTTTTTTATGGAAAGAAGAATGTCCGTAATCAAAGTCATAGTAATTTCCAAACTTTCTAAACAATATATTAGATGGAGAATCCATAAATAAATAGAAAGAATCATCTTCAAACTGTTTTACTAAAAAAGATGTATCTTCTTCACTTAATAAACTAAAAATATCAAAATTATGATAATCTTCAAGATGTGAATTAAACTTATAAAATTGATCTCTACTCACATAAGTTAAAGAGTTTACACCCCATCCTTTTAAACATTTTTTATGATGATCTAAACTTTTCTGATCTATGACTGCTATATTACACTTATTAATGTCTCTTCTAGCTTTAAATCCTATTTCATCTGATTTTTCTTTAAACTTATATCTTGGAATTTTTGTTTCTGGAAATAAATAAACTTGATCAGTACTTTGCAAAGTAACATTTTGAATATTTAAATCTTCCATATCAAAGTGAGAATCATATACATCTTTTTCCAAAATTTCAAAAGGATTTATTCCTTTAGATGATAAGTTGAGTAGAGTTTGTTTTAGGTCAATTGTATCATAAGAATAACTATGGGATTGAGGATTATCCAATAATTCTTTACACAGTACTAAAACAAATTTTTTACTTTTTAACGGTTTTGGGTTTGTCATAATTATTTACTTGTTAATTCTAAAATTTCTTCTTTTAATAATAACTTTTGGAATTTGCGCTTAGCATCTTTCATTAAGTTTCTGATAAACATATACTTAAGATCTACAGTCAACACGTCTGAAGTAGTAATTTTTTCAATCTTTTCTAGATATTTATCATCTATCTTGTTATTTTTTGAGAAATTCACACTATAATTTACAATACGAGTACTTAAGATACTTGCAATGTCTGCACGATAATCATTTTCTGATCCAATTACATTTCTTAGTTTTTCTACAGAAGTTTCTGAATTTAATTTGTTTTCCATAATTTCACTAGGATGTGGTAATTGATCTAGTTTGTTGTGAATGAATGTAGTAAACAAAGTAGTTGCTTCAGGTCCAATACTACCCTCACCAATCATTTGTACCATAGGTAACTGATCTGCAAAGTTTTCAAACCCAGATATAGAGTTAAAGAAAGTAGTAATAGAACGAGGATTAGTTTTATCTCCTATTAATTCAGGATGCTTAAGTACAAAGTTGATACAACGATTATCCATATTTGCTTCTTCTGCCCACTTAGCCCAACAATCTACGTCAAACTTTAATTGACAAGAGATAAAACGAGTTTTCTGTGCTGCGTCCATAGAAGTAACTTGGTAATCTCCATTATCTGGATTAGTCGTAAGGATGATATGCCAATCTTGAGGAAGCTTCCAAGAATAATATTCCTGTGTATAGATTAAGTCCATACAAGCTTGCATCATAATTTGGCTACCACGTGTGTAATCGTCAAGCAATAAGATACCTCCATTAGATTTACCAGAAATCCACTCAGGTGGCGCATAAGAAGTTCTCTTTAATCCTGTAAGACGAACAGAAGGATCTTTAATAGCTCTCTCAGCTTCCATCTCTGTAACCCACTTAGTTTTTGATACTCCATCT